TCGTCCACAGTTTGTTGACCAATTAAAAGAAGAATTTAGAAAATCCATTAGGGCTTAAGAATGAAACTCAATTACCCAGGCGAGTATATTATTGAGAAGTGTAGTATTTCTGCAACAAGCGGCAGAACTATTGATGTTACCTCTCTTATTGCGTCAATTAATATTTTTGAAGATATATTTAGAACTTCCATCACTGGAGACATCTCTCTGGTGGACACAAATCAACTTCTTACATCTCTTCCTATTATTGGACAGGAGAAGTTGTTGTTAAAACTAAGTACTCCACAATCTACTGTTGCAGATAGAAGCAGATCATTAGACTTTACAGAATATCCATTGTACATCTACAAAGTGGATGCTGCTGCTCGTGTTAATGAAGGTACAGACGCATATACCCTTTCCTTTACAACTGCTGAAGCAATTCGTAGTAATAGAATTAGAGTAAGTCAAGCGTTTGAAGGAGAACCAGCTGTTGATATTGTTCAGAAGATCATCAGAGATGAAGACTTATTGAATTCTAAAAAAGAATTCTATTATGAAGAGACAGCAAACAATTACAAGTTTGTATCTCCAAATATGCGCCCACTTGATTTCATAAACGCCATCACAAAAAGAAGTCTATCTGCAAAGTATAATTTTGCCCCTACATTTGTATTTTATGAGACATGTAAAGGATTTTTCTTTAGATCAATAGATAGTATGATGGACAGAAAGAATGTCAGGGCAGTATTTTTAGAAGATACGCCTAACTTAGAAGATACTGATGTTTCAAGAATGATGATGAGTATGATTGACTATAACATTGTCAGTTCTACTAATGTAATGGCAAACATGCGAAAGGGTATGTATGCATCTAACCTTCTAATGATTGATTTAGTTAATAAGACTGTAGAAAACTTTAACTATAACTACTTTGATAGTTTTGAAGAGGGTGAAAAGGAAGATGTGCATATTGACGAACATGCTTCATCATATGCCTCTGATTCTAAACCATTGGCGTCTGAATGTAAAGATGACTTTGGTAACTTCCTAGTAGACTACGACCAATCTGCAACGTACATGCAAGCAGTTGACAGAGACCAACCTGGCGGGCTGTATTCAGTACGACATACAGGTACATTTGATTATACAGGTACAGATAGTTGGTTACAAAGACGTAAAGGTAGATTTGCAGCGATGGATGCTGCAATCACATTAAATATCACAGTGCATGGGCAGACTTCGTTCTCTGCCGGTGACTTGATTGGTATTAACCTACAAAACAAAAATCCCCAAGTTGCCGACCAAGGTGCAGGCGACCCATATTACAGTGGTAGGTATCTCATTACCAAACTGAGACATAAGTTTACTCAGGGTGATGGACAGTCTAAACATACCTGTCACATGCAAGTTGTTCGTGATACGGTTACACAAGCGTATCCAGCAAACGGTGTATCTGTCTTTGACGGTGGAACACCAGTAGATCAATTAATTCCATTGGGTGAGGAAGATCCGAACCCATCATTATACTAAGGAGGGCCAATTTACAACTCATTTCGTTATGATTAACATTAACCAAAAGAACGAGGTAACATATGACCACCAAACTCAAAAACAGACTTAATAAGATGAAATTTCAAAAGAGACTGAACCGTAGGGTTGAAATTGAGGACACAGGGGATGATAAATACTATGAGGAAATATACTCAAACAAAATTCGAGAGTTGTTAGGACAAAAAAATGAAGACATTTCAAGACATGCAAGAGGGAGTTTACGACCCCAACATATTTAAAGCGATATTCCTAGCTGGTGGCCCAGGCAGTGGTAAGTCATACGTTGTTCGTAAGACAACTGGTGGATTAGGTATGAAAATCGTAAATAGTGACGATATCTATGAAAAGATGTTGAAGGATGCTGGACTAGAACCAACACCAGAAGACATCTTCTCAGACAAGGGACAGGAGATTCGTGTACGAGCAAAGAAAACCACAAAAGTAAAACAAGGTGGGTTTTTAAACGGTAGACTAGGTGTCATCATTGATGGTACTGGTAAAGACTACGATAAGATTGCTAAACAAGTACAGTCTTTCAAAGGACTTGGATATGAGTGCTCTATGATTTTCGTAAACACTTCACTAGATACTGCACAAGAACGCAATCAGATGCGTCAGCGTACTCTGCCTGAGAAACAGGTTGCACAGATGTGGAATGAAGTACAAAGAAATATAGGGAAATTCCAATCACTATTTGGTTCTAGTGCCTTTATCATTGTGGACAACAATGATGCTGGTGAAGACGTATTCGCCAAGGTATGGAAACGAATAATGAAGCTGGTTAAGAAAAAGGTGTCAAATACCATTGCAAAACGATGGATTGCACAAGAATTAGAGAAGAAAAAACGATAAATTTCTAATTATTTCAAAAAAACTTTTAAGTCCTTGTTTTGCAAGGACTTTTTTTTCATCTTTTTTTCAAAAAAGACTTGACATTTGTTCTCATAACAGGTATACTATATGTATAGTTGATAATAAAGAGAGAGAAAAAGATATGACACCATTTAATAAAGAAGAATTCACTTGGGACGGTATGTATCTGATGTATCGTGGACGCCACACTAAGTCTGTAAATATGGAAGTGGCTCGTCCTAACTGTCATCCATCTTGGATTGGACTACCCCAACCTACATTTATCGCAAGATTTAAGTATGGGTATAAACCTTGGAAGGCTTGGGTGAACTTCTTGGTAAAGAACTGTAGTGTTGAACAGTACATTGAACTCCAAGAAAATGCCTCGCCTGTTTATGCAATGGAACAACTTGGTTACAAGGGGAAGAAATAATGGTGAAATCAATCACAATGTCAGAATTGACACAATTGCAGAAAGACTATGAGTCTGCTGTAAAGAAGAAACAGGGTTGGATTATTCAAGCGATGGACATCGTATTTGATAAACTCGACCAAGGTAAAATTTTAATAAGAGAGGAAAAATAATGAAAGAATTATTTGTAATAATTGCATTAATGAATGCAGAGGGTGTAACTAAAGAGTCTGTAACTGAACAAGTTATCAAGTCTCAAGTTCCACAAACAATAATAACTGAACAAGTACATATCGACACCACATGGATCGGTAGGACTGAAACACAGTGTTGGACTGCTAAGCAACATCACAGTGATGGTTCAGTAACAGCAAAGGTACAATGCCAATGACAGTATATTTAGATATGGATGGAGTCCTTGCAGACTTCTTTAAGGGTTTGGAACAGTTTTACAATGTCAAACATTGGAAACAAATCCAAGATAAAGAGAAATCAATCCAAGCGCTTGCTGGAACTGATTTCTTTAACACACTGGATGTTTTCGAAACATCTCAAGAATTGGTAGATTTTGTTAAGTCAACTGGTGATTGGGGTATTTGTTCTTCACCTCTCAGGGGTGACAGGGATAACTCTGCATACTGGAAAAGAGTATGGTTGACAGAGAAACAGTTCTTGCCTGAGGTGAATAAGTTGATATTCACAGGACAGAAAGAGAACTTTGCAGTCGATAAGATTGACGGTACTCCAAACATCTTGGTAGATGATAAACCATCTAACATCAAGAGGTGGAATGAAGCTGGTGGTATCGGTATCAGATATCAAGCCAATGAAGATGACTTAGTAGAGTATTTGTTTGAAGAAATTACACATGCTCTTTGCTAAGTACAAAAGTTGGGATCCAATCATGGAAGCTCATGGATATGAGTTGGGATTGACGATACACGATGACGGTGACTGCATCAAGTGGGATTGGGAGATATACAAGTATGTCGAAGACCAAACCCACGAGGGCAGTTCTACCGTTGACCAGATGTATGAATTTATAGGGACTTTGGATGTTTCCCCTTATAACAGAAACACCACAGAAATACGTGCTTTATTCGAAAAAAATATGAAAAAACTTGCAAAAAAGACTTGACATTTGTTATCATAACAGGTATAATGTATATGTAAGATTGAGAAAGAAGGTGTGATTATGGAATTAAAAGAGTTTATGAATTGGGTTTGGGAACAAAAAACTGTCAATGGACAGGTTGTTCTTAACAAGCGTGTTTGTTACGGCTCTGAACCCGACATCGAATTCACTGTTCAAACTGAAGGTGGAGAGGTTGCTTTTGTGAGTGCAAAAGAGATGTTCTGGAATCAAATGGCAGAGATTGCTAATATGCAGTGTGCCGCTGAAAATGGAGTGAAATTGATATGAAATATGTAGGTTATGTGATTGGATTTTTGGGGTTTTTCATTATGCTTGGTACTGCTGGTGCTGATTGTGATGGAAAATGTATGGAAAACTCCTTGACAATGATGGAGATAATAGAGTATACTATACTTGGAATGTCTATGATGGTTATGGGAATTTATTTGGGAGTAAAATATGACTAATATTCTTAGTTTTGATGCAGATGATTCTGTGAATGTAAACGGTACGTCTTTACAGGGTACTATAAAAGCAACCTATCTTGAGTTGTGCGAGGTGTTTGGTAAACCTACCTACACTGACGCTGACCCTTATGAGAAGGTTAACGCTGAATGGGCGGTTCAAGCAAGAACGCTTAGTTCGTGGGCTGATGATGAAGAGGATGCAGAGAGTTCTGTGTTCACCATATATAATTGGAAGATGGGATATATCCCTACTGAGGAATATGATTGGCACATTGGTGGCAACAACTATGAGGCGGTGGAAATTGCAACAACAATACTCAAAGACAACTTATCTTAGGTTGATTGATAACGCAGAGGCAGCATATCTTAGATGCGTTGCTTCTGGCTCTAAATGGGGGCAAAACTATTGGAGAACAGTAATCCATGAGTTACTTAGAAAAGCAAAACTCACTGTCCATTAGTGAGTTAGCAGAAAAATATGGTGAATCCATAGATAATGTTTCTATGGAGGCTTTGATGGAGGCAATATATAATGAGCGGCATGCACCTAATGCCCGTCTACTACAACAATCTGAACAGCAGACGGAAGAAGAAAAAAAAGATTAACCCAGAAAAGTATACAGTTGCTTGGCGTGAACACAACAAGTTTCTGAAGTCTATACGGTGTCCAGTATACACACTAGATGAGTATATTGATTATGTACAGGGTAAGTCTAAGAAACCTACAGGGGGAAAGTGTTACGGTAGCACGACAGTCTCCAAAACTGTAAGTCGGGGTTCGACTCCCTGTCCCTCTGCCAATATTCCCTCTTTAGGGAATGGTATTGGTAATGCCTTAAAGAAGGAACGTCCAACATATAATGGCAGTGTTGTCATTGGACAGGCATATAACAAGGGTGGACTACAAGTGTTGTCTACTCAAGAAGCAAATGACCCAGATACGGGCAAAAGGAGATAATGAATGGCTTTTGAAGTTTTTAAAATGCACAAGTTGGCAGATCAGATTGAACAGCTTGCATACGATTGGGCACACACAGATGTATGTGAATATTTCGGCGTGGAAGAGGTTGAGGAATTGACTGAAGAACAGGCAACAGAAATGTACAACTATTCTGAGAGTGAAGAGTGTTACGAAGGATATGTCGGCACTGTATTGCGAACCATGTACGAACAGTGGGCAGAGGAGAATGCAGATGGCTAATCATGTACACTTTTATGTGCAATTTCATCAAATCAATGATGAGGCACGAACAAAATTGAAAGAGATGTTTGGACGTATTCGTGAGGATGCACCACACAAATGGTTTTCTGATATCTTTGTTGAGGGCGACTTGACATATGAAGAGACAGAAAAGTATGAGTGGACTACTGTAAACATCGGCCCCAAGTGGAGTTATTTTGAGGACTATTCTGCCGAAGAGGGTGATGTGTATTTCTCTGGAGAATCTGCATGGTGTGCTCCAACAGATGGGTTGCAGAAACTACTAGGTATTCTAGTAGAGTATGACCCTAAAATCATTACATCCATCTCATATGAGGATGAAGGGCCAAACTTCTTTGGTGCAGATATCTATGATGGTGAAGAGATGTTTGATGGCGTTGAATATGACTATGAGGAAACCATTGACCTTGTTATCAAGGACTCAGAACGATTGACTGAAGAGTCTTATGTTGATGAGGAATGGGTTGATGAAGAGGCCGAAGATGCTTTCCAAGAGGAAATGTGGGAAGTTATTAGTAATACTCAATATAGTTTGATTGGTGAATGTGAAGAAGTAATTCGGGAGAATCAAAGTGAGTGATTTTAAACGCCGTATTGTCAAGGCAGAAAAAACGACATATTATGAAGAGATTATAGATGGGGAAAGACGTATCCGTAAGGAAACGGAGACATTGACGTACTTCCCAGAGGGCACAACCCATCATAATCCAACCACCTGTACGACAGTCGAATACCTATGATTGTAATGAAACCTGTCGATCATAGGGTTGCTACTCTATTCGTACAGGAACGTCACTATAGTCAGGTGATGCCAAAACTAACCAAGCATTATTTGGGTGCTTACCAAGACGATGAATTGGTAGGTGTCCTAACGCTTGGTTGGGGTACAAATCCTATGGGTACAATCAAGAAGATGTTCCCAGAACTTTCTACATGTGATTACTTTGAGATAGGTAAGATGTGTATGGATGATTCTATGCCACGCAACTCTGAGTCACAGATGCAGAGTGCTACAATTGCATGGATGAAGAAGAACACACCAGACGTTAAGTTTCTATACACATGGGCAGATGGTATTGTGGGCAAACCTGGCTACGTTTATCAGGCAGCGAACTTTTTATACGGTGGGTTCATCTGGAGTGACGTATATGTCACAGACAGTGGAGAGAAGGTACATTTTCGCACTATACAACGCAAGATGAAGAAAGTGATGAACCGTATGGATACCAAGTATGGGCCACGCCCATCTGATGCACATATGGGTGAACTAGGGTTCTCTCGTGTATTCGGTAAACAGTTTCGGTACATATACCCTCTTAACAAGAAATCTAGAAAGTTGTTAAAACAATCTACAATGAAATGGACACTGGATTATCCAAAGGGTAAAGACTTACAATGGAAGATTAAACGTCCAGGCGAGCTCGCCTACACGCTCACAGACACCATTCCATACGAACATCGTGGCGACAGTGTAGACCATAATAAGAGTAACGTAAACAGGGTTGCAGACAAATATGGAGTAGCGACACTTGACACGTTCTTTACATGATGTTACTGTAACATGTATAAATACTTCTAAGGAGATTATACATGGCATTCAATTTTCGTCCAAAAAATACAAATGAGATTCTAAAGAAGAACAAGAAGTCTTCTGAGTCTGCTGCATCAGTGTATGAATTTGTAAATAAGAACTATGGAGAGACTATAGTTCTTGACCCCACAAAAGATTTTAATGTTATTAAGATTCCAAGGACAGCAGAGAAGAAAGATAATATTGCTACCATTAAAAGAAAAATGGCAGCTGAATTCGACATAAAGAATTTGAACATATCTTTTGGTAATGGTACTGGTGCTGGTGGTTCCAACATGAACGCTGCTGATACTGCAATGCAAGAGAACGCAACACGCTTTGTTTGTGAACAGTTCATTGATGGTAGAGGAATGCCAACTGGAGACTTGATTGCAAAGATATATCCAAAATACGATGATGCATGGCATACCACTTTTGAAATGCAAGCGTCATCACTAAAAAAATGGTTGGGTTCGAATAGAGGATATGAATACTCTAGAGATAAAGGCATCATGCCATATCTGGAAGGTATTGCAATTAACAAGTGTGGAGTAAGTACAAAAGACTCTTGGAACCCTGCTGACATATATCTTGTGAAGATGCAACAAAAAGCAAGAATAATGACTGAGATGAAGACAATCGGTGATTTAAAACTTGACACGAAACAGAAACTTGACATGCTCAACAACTACATGCGAAGACTCTTTATCAAGAGAGAGTTGATTGGCATTTCACTAAAGAAACTAGGTAAGTCTGCATCATTAGAAGAAACCAATGTAACAACACTAAACACCATTAGTGATATATCAATAATGAGAGGCAGTATCAAACTAAACCTCGACCTTGCAAGGAATGATGAGTTCAATACAGGAGAACTTGCATTTAAAATTAATGTTGGAGGTAAAGAGGTGAACGTACAGGTTCGTGCATTCTCTGGTGGTGTTCGTGAGTCTACACAAATGGATATGACAGGACAGGGCGCTGCAGCGAAATTAGGTAAAGTATCGTCTAAAGAAGCAATTGACCCATTCCTTTCTAAAGTTGGTTTAAAGAGAAGAATGGGTTCACAAATACCAGCAGTAGGAAGGTTCTCTGAGAGTGATATTAAATCGTATATCCTAGAACAAAAGAAACTGTCTAGTTTGACTCTAGGTGGGAGTACCATAGAT